GATTGTTTACTAGCCTCACTGACAGCAAGGTAGCTGTAGAAAGCATCGAGGAAGCCACAAAGGCTGGAGACCATGTACTGACACAGGAAGAGGCTCTGGAGCTTGCATGGGCTAAGAACGCCATACGAGAGCAGGAGAAGGAGCTAAAGAAGATAACGCCTAAGCTAGTCTGGCGAGACATGTTGATGATACAGAACAAGTCTATTCTAGACCACAAGCATAAGCTAGAGAAGGCTAGGCTGGCGAAGCTCAAGAAGCAACGTCAGGTTGGTGATGCAGTAAAGAATATCGGCGCTACAATTGTGGTGCTAGCATGTTTTGTTAGCAGCTACTATCTCGTAACAAACGGGATAATTTAACCCTTGGCAATAAAGCCAAACAACTAAAGAGGACATTGTAATGGGCGAGAAAAAAACCACTCCCATATCGATAAACGATAAAGAATACATTTTTGAAGACATGACTGAGCAGCAGCAGGTGATGGTAAATCACTGCAATGATCTGGATAGAAAAATCAGGTCCACTCAGTTTAACCTTGATCAACTTTCAGTAGGCAAAGATGCATTTATCAACATGCTAGTTGCTGACCTGGAGAAAGAAGAGCCAGGAGAGTAATCAGACATGCCAACGGTTAAAGAAGCCATCCAGCGCCTAGACGCTCACGAGCGTGAATGCTTGGCTCGATACAAAAACATTGAGAAGCAACTGGACGCTGGAACCAAACGCTTTGATGATATAGATAAGCGCCTGTGGTTTCTTTACCCGCTGGTCATTGCCTCACCTTTGCTTGAAAGGCTTATTCAGTGAGTATATTTACGGCGTTAATCGGCCCGGTTGCTGATATTGGCAAGACGTTCCTAGCGAATAAGGCTGCGGAAAAGCAGGCCAAGCATGACGCTAAGATGAATGTTATCCAGAACAGTGCTGACTGGGAGAGCAAGATGGCAGATGCCTCTAGCAGCTCCTGGAAAGATGAATTCTGGACCATTGTGTTAGCCATCCCGGTGTTTATGGTTGGCTACGCAATAGCAGCCAATGACGTGTCGGTAATTGACCGGGTTGCGGAAGGATTTGAGGCGCTAGACAAGCTGCCTGAGTGGTATCAGTATTTATTATTCATCGCGATAAGCTCAAGTTTTGGCATTCGCGGTGCCGGAAAAATTATGGAGATGCGCGGTAAGTAACCGCCTCCGTCGCTCTGCAAAGGAAGTACAAATGGCATATGTTAGCGTAGACATTCCAGCAGGTATCTTTAAGCACGGTACTGACCTGGACTCTGTGGGTCGGTGGCGAGATGCTAACCTCATAAGGTGGCAGAATGGCTCTGTGCGGCCTGTTGGCGGCTGGACTACCCGTAAGGCCAGTGCGTTTACTTACGCCCCCAGAGGCGCTATTACATGGACTGATAACAGTGCAGACGCCCACATCGCGGCAGGCACTTATGAAAAGCTGTACCACGTTAATAAAGTGGGCACGGTTTCTGACATTACCCCTACCAGCTTTACCACTGGCGACCTTAACGCAGACCAGAATCTTGGCTACGGCGGTTCATTCTATGGCACCTCTTACTACAGCACAGAACGTCCTAGTGACGGCGTGCCAGAAGAGGCCACATCCTGGTCCATGGATACCTGGGGTCAATATTTGATCGCCTGCTCATCAAAGGACGGTAAGATATACGAGTGGCAGTTAAGCACCGGCACCCCCGCCGCAGCAATCACAAATGCCCCGGTAGGCAATGGCGCTATTGTTGTTACTGAAGAGCGCTTTATATTTGCTCTAGGTGCAGGCAGTAATCCGCGCCTTGTAAAGTGGTGTGACAGAGAAGACAACACTGATTGGACGCCTACAGCGATTAACCAGGCTGGTGACCTTGAGCTGCAGACCTCTGGCGAGATCATGTGTGGCATTCGAGTGAGAGGCCGTACACTTATCCTGACCTCCCTGGACGCGCACGTCGCCACATACAATGGACCGCCAACTGTTTACGGCTTTGAGCGGGTTGGCACATCTTGCGGCACCATATCTCGCATGGCTGCAGTAGCGGTAGACGAAGGGGCCTTCTGGATGGGCTCCAAGAGCTTTTTCACCTACAACGGATCATCCGTACAAGAAATGCCCTGCGATGTCTCAGATCACGTTTTTAAAGACATAAACCACGCCCAGAAAAGCAAGGCGTTTGCAGTCAACAACTCTCAGTTTGGTGAGGTGTGGTGGTTCTACCCCAGCTCCGCCTCTCTGGAGAACGACAGATACGTTGTGTTCGACTACAAGGAAGGCCACTGGAACATTGGTGAGCTGTCTCGCAGCTCTGCAGTTGATGCTGGTGTATTCTCTAACCCAATTATGTTTGATACCGCCGGTAATGTGCTAAACCACGAGACCGGGTACGCGCACAATGGTAGTGAGACCTTCCTGGAGAGTGGGCCTATATCGATTGCTCAGGGCGATCAGATCGCCAAAGTAAATGAGATTATCCCAGACGAGCTTAACCAGGGCGAAGTTACCCTGACCTTCAAGACTAGGTTCTATCCTAATGACTCAGAAGTTAGCCACGGGCCGTTCGCTCTTGCTAACCCAACAGGCGCCAGGTTTAGTGGTCGCCAGGTCAGGATGCGTATTAATGGAACTGAGCTTAAAGATTGGCGTGCAGGCAAGATGCGGCTTAACGTAATCCCAGGCGGCAAGCGATGAGCCTGGCTGAGAACCCGCCACCCCCGTTAGGCCCAGAATGGAAGCCCTGGGGAGAGCGACTTGTTAGCTTTTTAGCCAGGACTAAAACCAAGCTGGCCTACTACATAGCTGGTGACACGGCGGCAGAAGATGGCGTCGTATTGTGGGACCGAACTGGTTACCCGGTAGTGTCCAAGAATGGTGAGTTTAGGCAGATTGTATTAGCTGACGGTTATGGTGAGTTTTCAGCCACCAGCAGCATTACTGCGGCGTCGGCAGACACTGCGTACAATATATCGTTTACGTCGGTAAGCGCTAATGGTGGATTGAGCATTGATCCCAGCGATAATACAAAAATTAGGTTTGCTGAGGCTGGCGTTTATTCAATTGCGGGACATCTGCAGCTTAAATCGTCAAGCGCATCAACGAAGACAGCATATTATTGGGTGGCTGTTAATGGAACTAACCTGGACCACTCAGAAAGGGTTACGGTGCATGCGAACGATCAATTTATTGTCTTGGCTATTAGTGATCAAGTTGAGGTAACTGCAGGCTCTTATATGCAGGCAAGGTTTGCGGTTAGTGATACCGATTTATGGCTTGATGGGTCTGCCGCAACTGCTTTTGCTCCAGCGTCTAAGCCAATTGACCTTACAATAACCAGAAGCCGTCAATAAATGCTATAATCGGCCAATTATTTAGGGGGATATATGGCAGATTTACAAGAAGAGCTAAACCGTTGTGAGAAGTGGATAAAGGCAGCATTGGAGTACAGTGGCGGGACGCACGAGTACGAGGACATTGTTGACGCAATAAAGAACGGATACATGCAGTTTTGGCCAGCAGAAAACGGCTGCGCTGTAACAGAAATAATATCGTTTCCCAGAAAGAAAGTGCTACATATATTCCTGGCGGGAGGCGAGAAGAATCAGATAGTTGACATGGACGAGTCGGCGGTAGAGTTTGCAAGACAGCAAGGATGCACGGGCATGACTGTTGCTGGCCGTAGAGGTTGGGCAAGGGTCTTATTAAGCAAAGGGTGGACCGAGGCGTTCACGACACTTAGCAAGGATATATGATATGAGCGGTGGCAAGGGCGGTGGTCAATCCACAAAAACAGAAATACCAGAGTGGGCAGAGTCTGCAACAAAGCGGAATCTAGCGCGAGCTGAAGAGGTCCAGAAGATCGGCTACATGCCATACTATGGCCCAGACGTTGCCGGATTTACTCCTACTCAACAAGCTGCGATGCAGAACAACTTGGCTGCTGCATCTGCATTTGGAATGGCTGCGCCTGCCGATGCCATGGCCGGAATGCCGCAAGCTCAAGACTTTGGTGGCGGCATATCGGGCTATAGCTCTGGCAATTTGTTCGACCAGGCTGTTGCCGAGTTTGAGGCAAGAGAGCCTGCCTACGCAAAAGAATACAATGAGCTGTTTGCCGGTAATACTTACACCAACCCTTTTCCCGGCCCAGGCCCTATAAACTTTCCTATGGCGTATGATCCTGGTCGCTTCTCAAGGGCGTCTATTCCTATGCCTGAAACTAGAGGCGGTGCTGTTGCGCAAATGCCGAGCATGCCGCCCCAGGCAGCGCTTAATTTGCCTACAGGGCCTTTTGAGGTAGCCAGCCCAACGGCGTTTCCTATGCAGCCTGCTGCACGGCCAACATACACCGAGCTTCCTACTTTTACTGTTGACCCTGTGAGTCCAGTGGAACGCAAAGAGGCGTCTCGCAATTTGCCTCCAAAGTTTACGCAACCACCATTAATGGATATTCCTCTACCAACAGCTCCTGCGATGAATGTCCCTGCGGCCCCCAAAAAAGGTATTGACGCGCTAATGCTGGAAATGCGGAACGCGGGAAGAAATGACAAAAACATGCAAAATGGAAGAGGTGCTCGATAATGGCTTCAGGTAACGGTGTACCACAACAAGTAGGCATGGCTGGACCTCAAAGAATGCAGCCTGGCTCCTATGGCCCGTCAGTAACGCAACCGCCAGGACAGCTACCAGCACCGCAAGATGGTTTAGTAAGAGATGTTGCAGGAGGCCCTGCAGAGCCGCCAAGCAATTTTGGTAGCCTTGGCAAAAGGACTCCTACGCCACAGTCTGGACCTAAATTGTCGGCTCCCGTTATGCCGCAAGTGCTGGATCAATCCTCTGGCGGTGGCGGTAAAGCTGGCGGTCGCGTGCAGCAAGCTCCAAACATTAATCAGAGTGCCGCGCGGGGTATTCAGGGCGCCATGGCTGGCGCTGCTAGAGAGATGCAGTATCAGCCCATGAATGTACGAGCTCCTGGCTATCAGGCAACTCAGACTGGCGCACAAGGTTATGGCGCAGCACAGGCTGGCGCTAGAGGGTTTCAGGGAGCTGATGTAGGCGCTCAAGGCTATGGTGCAGCTCAGGCTGGAGCCACTGGCTTTGGTGCCGCAGATGTTGGCTCTCAGGGCTTCCAGGCTGCCGGGCTAGGCGCTCAAGGCTATGGCGCAGAGCGTACAGGCGCTACTGGATTCCAGGCTGCTGGACTAGGGGCGCAGGGTTATGACGCTGCTCGCACTGGGGCAACTGGATTCGGCGCAGAAAGATTAGGCGGAGCACCGACAGTAACGTCCAGAGATGTGACGGCTGGCCAGTTAGCTGGCACTGATTTGAGTCAGTATTACAACCCTTATGAAAGCCAGGTTGTGCAGTCTACGCTGTCTGACCTAGATCGCGCCCGACAGATATCAATGGGCCAGGCTGGAGCTCAAGCAAGCGCAGCAGGTGCTTTTGGTGGCTCTCGACAGGCTTTGATGGAGGCAGAGACTAATCGCGCATTTGCCGAACAGGCCGCACGATCTGCAGGTCAGTTACGTCAGGCTGGATTTACTCAAGCTCAAGGTATGGCGCAACAAGACATTGCTGGCAGAATGCAGGCTAGCCTTGCTAACCAGCAGGCGGGTCTACAGGCTGGCACTACTAGCGCTAACCTGGCACAACAAGCAGCCCTGGCCAATCAGGCGGCTGGTATGCGTGCAGGTGAGTTTAGTGCATCCGCTGCTAACCAGGCGGCTCTAGCCAACCAGGCTGCTCAGAACCAGGCTCGACAGTTTAGCGCACAAGCTGCTAACGTCGCTGGAGCGCAAACATCTGCTCAACAACAGGCTGCAAGTCAATTTGGCGCATCTGCTGCCAATCAGGCTGCTCTTGCTAATCAAGCCGCAGCGAATCAAGCGGCACAGTTTGGCGCAGGGGCTCAGAACCAAGCCGCTGC